GGGGACTTAACCTTCAGCCGTGCCAGCACAGCTACACGAGTAAACGCCAGCGGACTAATTGCTTCGGTAGCCAGCAATGTTCCCCGTTTAGATTACACAAATAGCACTTGCCCAAAGCTTTTGCTGGAGCCACAGCGGACTAATTTAGCTCAATACTCGGAGCAGTTTGACAATGTTTACTGGCTTAAATCAAATGCAACCATAACGGCAAACACCACAGTTTCACCCGACGGTACACAAAATGCAGACACGGCTGTAATTACCGCAGGCGGTTACGTTTATGCGGAGTTTATTTCTTACGCAGCCGTAACTGGTCAGTCCGTTACGATTTCGGTTTTCGCAAAGAGCGCAAGCGGTGAGCTTGTTATCTTTGGTGGTGCCACAACCGCAGGAACCGATGTCTATAAAATTGAGAACTACGGGAACGGCTGGTACCGCCACTCACGGGTGCGGACATTTACCGCAACTGCAACCACTACTTTGCAATATTTAATTGAGGGAGTTGGTACTCATATCATTTGGGGCGCACAAGTTGAAGGCTCTAATTCAGCTTACGCCACCTCGTACATCCCCACATTAGGAGCGAGCGTTACAAGGGTTGCGGATGCTGCTTCAAAGACGGGCATCACCTCTTTGATTGGGCAGACGGAGGGGACTTTGTTTGTCGAAGTAGACTTAAAAAACTCACCCATAAATGATTCTTATATATTTTTAAGGAATGCAGGGGTCACAAACTATTTAGGGCTACGAATGCAGAATGGATTACTTAAATTTGAAACGGTAGATGGTAACGTCTTGCAAACGGCAATAAGCTATACTCTAACTACGCCACAAATCGTAAAAGTAGCAATGGCATATAAGTTAAATGACTACGCTTTATACATCAATGGAGTTCAAGTGTCTTTAGATACATCGGCCACTGTGCCAACCTGTGACATTTTAGATCTAAACTTTAATGCTCCAAGTGCTAACGCTTTTGGGATTGAACAACTTTTACTTTTCAAGACCCGTTTAAGCAACGCCCAACTGGCTGAATTAACCGCTTAATTAAAGACACGATGAAATTCCTAAAATACGAGTTTACTCCAGCCCAATGGGCTACGGCTAAAGCCAAAATTGAAACAACAACTACCAACCCATCGGGTGAGGTTGTAACAACTTGGAACTCCGAGCTAGTTACTGCCGTAGTTGAATTAGGCTACATCTGCCTTGAATACGGGAAGGATGCCGAAGGGATGCCTGTGTGCGTAAAGTCTTCACCAAAGTACGCAGTTGACATCCTATGGGCTAACGAGCCAATGGTTACGTCTTTTGCTTCTTACGTGGTATGGCCAGAGCCTTGTGGTATTCACATCTTCGCAGGTTGGGAATCAGCATACGAGTCAGAGTACTGCGTTGCTAACCCCGATGCACCATACTGCCAGCCTCCAGTACCACCCGTATTTGAGTAACGATGACAAAGGAGTCAGCCGATAGCGTTGTAACGTCTTGGTCTTTAACGGGAGCAGGACTTCTCGTAAGCTACGCCCATCAAATGTTGGGTTTAGCCGTACTTGTAACCTCACTTGCGTACACTCTTTGGAAGTGGCGAAGGGACTACAAGAAGGACAGAGGTGCTAATTGAGCGAATCTTCAAGAACCCTAAGACCACCATCTTGGGGCTTCTTATTATTGCACTATGCTTCGTACTCGTTTGGGGAGGCCGTGCAACTTTAACGGAGGTTTCAACTTTTATGGTTGGAGCCTTCGCACTTATGTTTTTCAAAGACGGTAAAGAAGATGGCAAAGACACAGGCGGTAAGCCAAAGGATCAGTAAGAGCAAGAAGCGAGGCAAGCACTCCAAGAGTGCAAGCAGCAATAAGGCGAGTAAGAACTACTCCAAGCCCTACAAGAGTCAAGGGCGTTAAAATGTGCATTAAGACGCACTTTACCTGTTAATGTACGTTTTATTGTACATTATGACTACAAATTGTGCAATTAAAGGCACATTAAGCAATATGCAAAAAGCGAATAGTGCTAATTCAAATGAGCATAAATGGCGCAAAGTGTAAACTCAAATGAGCATAATGTGTAAAACCCACAACTTTTGATATTAAAAATGTGACCAAGAACTTTACCCTCGCAGAACTGACTGCTACAAAAACAGGCCTTCCTAACGCTTTACCCAAGCACTTGGAACCCAACCTCCGTGCGCTTGCAGAAAACGTCTTACAACCCACGAGAGACGCATTAGGTGCGCTCAAAGTAACGAGTGCATACCGCAGCCCTGCGGTGAATAGCAAAGTAGGGGGCGCGAAGACCTCTCAGCACGTACAGGCGCAAGCTGCTGACATCAAGTTTGATGGTGGCAACGATGTGTTGTTCCATTGGATTAAGGACAATTTAGACTTTGACCAACTCATTTGGGAATTTGGCTCTGATACTGCGCCATCGTGGGTTCACGTTAGTTATTCTAATACCAAGAATCGCAAACAAATCCTAAAAGCAGTCAAATACAATGGCAAAACCAAGTACCTCACCTTTTGATAACTGGCTCAATGAACTCGAAACTAAACCCCAACCGACTTGCAATGTGGCCAATCCTGCTGACTGCGACTCTTGCGGCTCTTAGCAGTTGCGCTACTGTGAAACCCGTCCTTCAGAGTGTAATTGTAAGGGACACGGTCATTGTCACCAAGACAAAGTACCTAACCGACACTCTGGAACTCTACAAGGACACGACCATTTACCAAGACAAGGTAAGGCTTCAGCTCCAGTACATCGACCGAAAGGTGTACGTTGAGGCAACTTGCTTGCCAGACACGATCCGTGTAACGCAGACCAAGATCCTCACGAAGGAGAAGAAGCAGAAGGGATGGACTTTGGAAGGCGCAGCGGTTACGCTTGGGCTTATCCTTGTCGTTGCGTACTTCATCAAGAAGTGGATAGATAAGCTCGTAGAGTAGGTTTATTTGACTTCTGCTGCACTTAAATACTAAAATGGTATAAGTGTATGCCTTGAGGTATTTGGATGCGTTAGAACGCAACTTCTTTCTTTTTCTTTATTAAGTTTCTTTTTCTTTAAGTTGTTTGGTTAAGTTAAGAGTTGACTAACTACTAACTAAAGTCAAGTTAATAGTTGATTAATTAGTTAAGTTAAGTAAGTTAACTATTCAACTTGTAAAAAAAAAGAAATAAATTTGACATACGCAAGTACTTATGTTAATTTGTAATGATTCTAAATAATGAATGACCATATCTACATTTATTGGGATGACGTACCTTTGGCTAATGACACCAAAGTACTACATCGGCAAGACGTTGAAGATAGAGGCGAAGGATGTGGTGATGGACTTCCAACCAGATAATTACAATCTTGGAACTGCCCTCACCTACCTAATGCGTGCAGGCAAGAAACCGCACAACCCTATCTGCGATGACATCCGCAAGGCCATCGCTCACCTAAATTTTGAACTTGAACGCCAAGATGAGCAGCCAACAATTAGCGCAACAAGCGAAGGAAGCCAAACAACAACAGGAAAATATGCAGTACTATACTAACCCTGCCAAACGCAGGAAGATAGACTTCATCCTCGAGGAGTGTGCTACGCTGATGGCTAACTGCGACTCGGACTACCACTCTCGCCACCGGGCGAAATACAAAGAACACGAGCTACTCGGTGAGATTGCCAAGATAGACCTGCACTTCGCCATTCAATGCGGCTATCTGATTCCCGACAACTGATCTACAAGGTCGTAGTAGGCAAGGTTCCAAGCCTTAATGCGTTCTACGCTTCCAAGCATTGGACAGTCCGAGCCAAAGCCAAAGAGAAGCATTGCGGTGAAGTCTTGTTACAACTGCAACAGTTCGACAAATACGAGCTTGCCCACGTTGAAATCAAATGCAGAGTCCATTACCGCTACGACTTGGACAACAGCGTGATGGCAATTAAGTTTGCCCTTGATGCGTTCAAGCAATGGGGAGGGGTAAAGGATGACTCACCCAAATACGTTGACAGAATCAAGATGACCTACGACCCCTCGCTTCCAAAAGACACCGCAGAAATTACATTCACGGGTTGGGTGGTAACAGAATAAGTTGTATATTTGCATAACTTAAAACCAATCAGTTATGACTTTATCATTTTCTCAAGACGTTTACACCGAAATGGTGCAAGTGCAACAAGCACAAATCCAAGCACTTCAAAACAAGATACAAGAGCTTCAAGCTCGTATTGATGTATTGGAGCAGCAATCAATTCTATTTATCTAAAACCAATCTATTATGTCAAAAATTATTTCAATCACCCCAACGGGCCAATGGCAGGATCTCTTTAAGTTAGAGGTTCGCTTCGACAACGGAGACTTCGGTACTGCCTTTGCAAAATCCCAAACCCCTCCCTACGCAGTAGGCGATGAGGTAGAGTACACCAAGAACGAGAAAGGCACGGTTAAAATCCAACGCCCCAATCCTTATGGTGCATCTACTGGTTCAAGCTACACCCCATCAGCCCCTAAAGGCAACGATGAGCGTTCCGCTTCTATCATCCGACAGGTTGCTCTAAAGGCTGCGGTGGAGTACGCTTGTGCTGCCCAGCACGATGTGAACACCATCCTCGCCAACGCAGAGACCTTCAATGCTTGGATGACTGGTGCAAGTTCAGCTCCTGCATCACACACCGAGCATTTCGCAAATCGCAACGACCCTTTCTGATTGGTTTTTAATAGGTCGTTGTGTGAAGCCCCTCTACGGAGGGGTTTTTTTATGTCAATTATTTTGTTATATTTGTCAAACCAATTAGAAACAATGATACATCCCGACTTACTGAGCAACGAATCTTCGTTGCCATACCTACAACGCGCCCTCAAGGGCAAATACTATGACACTGGCAAGCTTGGTGTTTTTGAAGTAGACCAATATCTCCGCCTAAAGGATGGCGAGTTTGTGGTTGTGGTCGGCCACGCCAACGTGGGCAAGACCCACACGCTGCTTTATCTTATGCTCTTGCAGTCGTATAACTTCGGCAAGAAGTGGCTCATCTATTCGGCAGAGAACGAAGTGCCAAGCCTCAAGCGCAAGCTAATTGAGTTTTTGGTATGCAAACCCATACAAGGGATTGATGAGGGGATGATGTACCGCAAGCTGGACTTCATCAACGAGTACTTCCAATTTATAGACGGCAACAGGCTATTCACCGCCTTTGAACTTCTTGAGGTAATGAGCAGCATCAAGAACGAATGGAACTACACGGGTGCTTTGATAGACCCCTACAATTCCCTATCAACAGACCAAAAGAAATTAGGCAAGACAGGGATGCACGAATACCACTACGAGGTAGCATCTGCCCTTCGGGTATTCGCACACCAGAACAACGTCACGACAATCGTAAACGCTCACCCAGTAACCGAAGCGATGCGTAAGGTGTTCTACAAAGGCCACCCATACGAGGGAATGGCGATGCCTCCCAATACTTCGGACATTGAGGGTGGTGGTAAGTGGGGCAACCGTAGCGACTGCGTAATCGTTATTCACCGCTTTGCGGCACACGAAACAGATTGGATCTATACGCACATCCACGTTCGCAAGGTCAAGGAGATGGAGTCTGGTGGGCGCATAACTCCCCTTGAGACACCGCTTGTTTTGCAGAGCGTGTTGGGAAATGTTGGGTTTGTCATAAATGGGCGTAACTTGCTGCCAATTAAAATGGATGAAACACCTGCGACTGATGTACCCTTCTGATGACTCACACGACCTTTACATTAGGGAGAAGCAGTTGATGCTTGCGGGTACTGCGATGTGGTTAGCGCAGCAAGCAGCAGACAAGGCAAAAGGCAGAGAGGTACAAGATGACATCCTGCACCACGTTATGAGCTGCCATTATGCAGACCTACTACTTCAGCAGTTTATTGACTATCGCCAGTTCACCGAAGGCAAGATGAACGAGATGTACTTGGCCAACGCCAAGCTGCGGATTGATAGCGAGCAAATGATCTACGAGATTCAAAGGCTTCAGGGCATAATTGAAGATCAGCTATGAAGCAGATTCTCTCACCCTTTCAGAAGTACGAATGTTTCTCGGTTGACGGAAGCGACTACCTCGTGACCGACGTAACCATAATCCAAGACAAGGATGACAATTTAGTGGAGTGGGCAAGTGAGATGAAGTTCAAAAGACTTTCAGACCACAAGCACTTCACTATGCCAATCACCAAGATATTAACCAATCACAAAGAGGGCAGGGCTAAACACTGCAAATGCAAATGAGACCATTCGAATTACGCCAATTAAAAGTATCTAAAGAGCAATACTTCGCCCGTCTTGGGTTTCAAGACAATGGAAGCCGAGCGCATAAAGAAAGCACCGCAAGAGCAGCATTCGTTTCAGCATTCCGAAACCACGCCACATTA